TTGATTCGATACTTGATTCCAGACTTTATCCTTAACAGATTTCATTTCTTTATTTCCGCCTCGACTTGATCCCAGATTTCATCCAAGACTCGATACGAGTGATCCCAGACTTGTCTCCGGACTTGATTCGATACTTGATTCGATACTTGATTCCGGACTTGATGCAAGACTTGACCCAAGACTTGACCCAAGACTTGATCCCAGACTTGATCCTTAACAGATTTCATTTCTTTAATTCTGCTTCGACTTGATTCGATACTTGATTCCAGACTTGATTCGATACTTGACCCAAGACTTGATCCGATACTTGATGCAAGACTTGAATCCGGACTTGATTCGATACTTGATGCAAGACTTGATCCGATACTTGATGCCGGACTTGATTTTGATCCCAGACTTGATCCGAGACAGATTTCATGTCCGCACTTCTAACTTGCGCAGCGTATCTCCATCCAAATTGAACGTCCATGCATTCGCTTCCAGAGCAGTCTTTACAGTAGGCGGCACCGGAATCGCGAACTCACGACCAGTACCACAAAGTACTTTGAGAAATTGTTCTTTGCCCAAATCGGGAATATTAACTTCGATAAGAGTTCCAATCATAAGATCCTCGTCGGAATCAATGACTGTAGCATTAAGTTCTCGTAGAATACGAGCCCATCCCACGATCTCACAAGCAGACCTACGCTGCTCCATGTTAACCCAAGTCAACGCAGTCTTAGCCGCCAGTTCCTTACGATTAACAATCCATTCCGCAGGGATCACTACACCATGCCAAGCATAGATCGCGAAACCGTCAGAATATTCGATAGCTGGGCCAACTTCGCTGTGAATACGGCGCTGATCATCAAATCGAATTGCAGAAGGACGTTCCTGCACAATCACATCGGTATCGTAGAAGCTGATCCAACCACAATGGTTAGCTAATTCGATACTTGGTAAAAGCTTCTCACATTTCTTTACACCAACCACATTGATAAAATAATCATAGTAAGAAAGCCAAAATGCATCGTGATTACCAAAAGACATTTCCTTAAGAATATCTTTTTTAGACTTATTCTTAGCTCCCCTCATCTTAGAGATATATTCGACTGCAGCCTTAGGCGAAGCGACATAGTGAAATCGCTTCGGAGCAAGCAAATTTACGTTCTTATATAGACTTTGAACCGCAGCCTCAATACCGGGCTTATTCACGATAGGATCAGTAGATAGTCCAACGTCTAACCACTTATCGCGATAAACGGGGATCATATCTTTCTGATCGGAGGTGAGGGAATCAATCTTCTTCACGATATAGTACTCTTTGATTGGAGTGATTAATCAGCAGCCTTACGAAAACCTTCGGCTACATATTCGCGCTGACGCTTCACGACATAGTTGCCAGGCGTAACCTTCAGTGCTTCGTGTGTATCGAAGGATCGTAGATGCTCGATAACAGTATCTTCCTTGACGGTCAAGAACATTTCAAAGATATCTGCCTTTGGCTTGTATGCACTTACATGACGAACATCCATAACGTGATCATGACCGGTTTCACTGTGTGCAATCACGTAATTACCATCTTCGATTTCACAGGGAACAACATTAGCAGGAATTTCGTTAATTCGCATGATAATAAAGTCACCCTGAGCCGCCATTACCTTAAAACTTTTCACTTGATTTGTCCTATATGATTGGGTATCGTATAACTATTATATAACTATATTATACTATTTTTAGTAGATTGTCAATAGTTAAATTTTTCTAATTTAGGCTAGACTTGACCCAAGACTTGATTCGATACTTGATTCCGGACTTGATTCGATACTTGATCCAAGACTTGATTCCGGACTTGATGCAAGACTTGATCCGATACTTGATTCCGGACTTGATCCCAGACTTGAATCCGGACTTGATTCCAGACTTGACCCTTAACAGATTTCATTTCTTTAATTCCGCTTCGACTTTACGCCGGACTTGACTATATGCATAGACATAATGAATATTCATAGCTGAATTATTGCTTATGAACCAAAGAAGTTAATCCATAAACATATAGCATCATTCCCACAACTAGCACACTTATCTTGAAGGAGGAGAAATCAGTAAGGTCCTGGTTGGAACATATACCGACTATAATAAAGAATCCTAAAATAAACCGGATCATTAGGCTGTCTTTCTACTTTCTATCGAGGTTTATTCGCCGAATGGCCATCCAGAAGGCCTTCCGGATGGATCATATTGTATGTTCGCGTCCTCGCCGACGGCACCATCTCTAGAGAAGACTTTCTCCATGCCAATTAGCTGCTGAATATCGCGACCCCACATATAATTTTTCCCTGATTGAGTTGCTGAATCTACTAGCGCCGCCGGCTTGGTATCATTCCGAGGACTCATTCCGATGTCATCTTCATAACATTTCACAGTACCGTTGCAGCAATAGTAACAGATGCACGGGTAGCCATTTTCATCCATATCTCTGGACCAATCACCATTGCATCGTGGGCAATCTATTTCTGTGCGGTCAGTGGTCATGTGCACGATCCTTGGCACCAGCGGCCGAAGGAGTGAAGCCGCGCCATGTCACCAAAGGAAACCAACGCCGTCGCAATTGAAACATGTTGTCTTCAAGCTGGTCTTGGATAACTTTATTCATCATCATATCTAACCAAGAGTTAATGAAATTGTGGTTTATTTTGATCCATACTACAGTCGCCCGCGAGCGATCTTTTTCGTGACTCAAAAACCTAGTAGCCGAGTAACTTAATTAATATACTCCGAGGCTCGGCATACAGACCTACACCACAAGGTCGATCTATATGTTCGTTATATAGTCTCACTTATTTGCGGCTCAACCGCATAAGAATCTTTTGAGTCATCTTCTCAATCTTCTCATCCTCGGTCGCCCGTTGGTGCGCCACCGCGCTAGCCTGTCGCGAGGCTCGCGTGGTCTCAACCGCCGTCGCCAGCGGCTTGGCAGGGCTAGGAGCAGGCTTCTTCAGAGCCTTAGGCACGGGCTTCTTCACGAGCGCCCACGCGCCCTTGCCGTCGATGCCCGCAGAAGCGGCGGCAATGATTGCCGTAAAAGTAGTGAACGCCGACAGGTCAGGGAGCTGATACTCACCACGACCAACACGATACTTAGGCGCGAAGATCCAGTTCCAAGACCCCTTCTTAAACTGCTTCTGGGTACGACCAAATGCTAGCATCTCGGGGTTCTTAAACTTAGACCGATCACCGAAATGATCGATGGCCAACTTTAGGAAATCAATTTGAAGATTTGCAGCCTTAGCAGACTTGCCGCGGCCACGTTTCACAGTATTAGTAGTCATAGTTTTTAGTTCCTTCTTGGGTTTAGTGGTTATCATATATTCACTATAGTCTATATACTGGAGATTGTCAATAGCTATTTCTTGGTCATGATCCCGAAACTGTATAGCTATTATTCCAGTCACCGACGGACAGGTGAATATAATAGGCGGTGCAGAAATAATCTACCTGCGCATCACTCTTATCGAACCACGCACGACCATTCGGCACGGTGCCAGGAGCGGTCTCGATGATGCGCATCACCTTCTCAAAGAATTTAGCATGTTTACCATAATTGGCAAGATGGTACTGATTGACCTGAAAATGCGTCCGCGCAACAGCTTCCCCTTCGGCGACAGCGCGGTGCACGATATCGTCGGCGCCGGCGGTGTAAAAATCAGTAGGGCCGCTCTTGATGGTAACATCCACACCGAGCGAGCCACTACACTTTCGCACACTCCACTTAAACTTGGGGAACTTCGTCTTGAGTTGGTCGCGAATTGCCTTGACTTCGGTCGCGCTAATGTATGCCATAGTGAGTACTAATTGCTCCAGTAAGTTTCGCTTGAGGGGCTACAGGTGTAAGGCGTGTCGTAGTGTTCTAGGAATTCCTTTCCAGACATTAAGTTCTTGCGGGTCACATACTTTGGCTGGATTTTGATCTTGATATCATCGATGCTGACCTTGAGGCGGAGGCGGGCATGCACGCCGCCCGCACGCGCAATGGCCAGACAATCAAGAACATCTGACGGCCGTGGCTCTGTCGGCGAGTTAAGCTCGATAGCAAGCAAGAGGCGGTCACCGCTACGATGTCTACGGTCAGGAATGCGGATCTCGGCAACCCAGAGCGATTTGAGGACACCGGTGCCGCGACCATTGACGCCAAGACCTTCTATGGCGAGACTCGCCCAACGATCGTCTTGATCAGCCTGAGTAGTACCGACACAAACCCAGCCGACCCAACCCCTCGTCACGGCGCGACGAGATACGGGCGCTAGCTTGGCGGGGTAGGTCTTCTTTTCAAACTTCATCATATTATTATAGTAGCATATGGTGGCGTGTATGTAAAGAACTATTTTAGTGAATGATATCAATGAGTTAGACCTAAGTGACTGATATATAACAAGATTATTTTAGTGAATGATATCAATGAGTTAAGCCTAAGTGGTTGATATATAACAAGAATTATTTTAGTGAATGATATCAATCACTTATACTTAACGCGAGTCAGCATTGTCGATTTCATGTTATTCCATTCATCGTGCTTCTTTACAGTGCCAGCAATCTTAAACTTCTCACCGATTTCGGGTTGAAACTTTTCGCTGGTAGTAAACGTCGTGAACGTATTGCCAGAAGCATCAACCATACGAACTAGTAGAGAAGACCCAAAATGACTCTGAACGAGCTTCGAAGCAATTACCTCAACATCAGCGGTGATCTTATCACCGATAGCGCCGACGTAATTAGAGACTTGCTTAGTCTTCTTCTCGGCGGCCTTCTCTAGGGACCGAGTATACATCGGGATCGCAGAAGCAACGAACGAAAGGAATCGCAGGTTAACCTCATTGCCACGAAAGAAGTTTCGAAGATTGTATTCATAATCGCTATCGCCCATCATGACCGTGCGAACGAAGTCAATTGTCTTTTCAGCAATCGCTTCGTCGGCATCCGTGATATCAACGGGCTTAAAGTACTCATCCGCGCTGCGCGTTCCGATCATGACACGAACCTGCTTGTCGATTTCATTGGCCGTCGGCAAAGCTAGCTTGCCGCTGGTTACATTGATCTTCTGGGCAGATGCCTTCGACATCCAACCATCGCGGCGAATGACAGCATTAGAAATCATCAATGCAGTCTTCAGCGAGACTGAAGAAAGCTTCATGCTCGACATAGAGGAATCGGAATCGAAGTCGAGACTGCGAGACATCTTGTCAATATAGTTGAACCATTCGACAACGAATTGAATATTGACGCTCGGAAAGAAATCCTTCAGACATGTGCGGCCGATCTCGAGATAAGTGTCGTGCGCGCCCGGCATCCCGGAGTTCCCCTCGGTCCATGACACAATCTCCTTGACAATAACAAACGTGTCTTTCCTAGACCGAATCTTATTACAATGATCACAATGACCCTTGGAATTGCGGTACTGTACAGGGATTGTCTTTCCAGGAGCAGCTAGTACGGCAACGAAATCGCCACTATCATGAGTTAACTTACCGACGAACTCCCAGCCGTTGATCTTAGGGGTAGTGCCGGAAACGCTTACGTCAATCATATTGACGTAAATCTCCCTAGCACTCGCAGAAGCGCGAGTCTTGATCTCATAGGGATCACTGATTGAATAAGTCAACATGCCGGTAAGGCCCTTCTTAGAACCACGGCGAATGATCTTTTCAAGTACGTTAACGACCGCGTCACGGTAACTCGCCCGCATGGAAGTCGTGAAGTTCACTTCATTTGTCATATTATTATAGTACTATACAATACGGCCATTGTAAAGAACTATTTTAGTGAATGATATCAATGAGTTACATCACTAATGCATTATGCTGGTGATGTGAGTAGAAGATCCCTTAGAAAAGCATTCCACTGAGCAGCCCTAAGAGGCCAACTATAGTAATTATCGAAGTAGACCTTCTGGAACTTCAGTTTAGATTGGTTAGTCTCAGACCAATAATTGATAATTACATTATTAAGCACATTAGCAAACACATTAGCATGTTTGTTATTGTTCTCCTGCCAACCATACATACTAGCAAAGTTAGCGCAGGTCTCCGGTAACGCAGCGAAGTTGGGGCACACTACATGTACACCAGCACTCATAGCTTCAATAACAGATATACACGAAGTTTCTGGCCATATATTAGGATAAGCATAGATATGAGCCTTACGCAATGCAGCACGAACAACATCGTTTGGCTGATAACCATGGTAAATCATTCTGGGGTTCTTATCGATCCTATCAAATAGGTGCTGGTACTGCATATCCCTTTGCTTCCAACCATAGATTTCAAAGGATGAATACACATCTAGGTGAATGTTATCGTGGTACTCGCATAGCTTTTCAAACACCGGTACCAGAAGCTCCAGACCGCGGTGAGGTGTGGTATGATACACTAACCGCAATATACTGCTTTTTTTGTCATTATCTTCCAGCGGAATCGGATCAATCGCATTCTGAAGTACTACGCCATTTTCATATGGAACACCCCGACACATATTAAATGATGCTTGCTGGTAATGAGATACGAACACTAGTTTGGCAAACTTAGCTCTATTCTCTTTCTCTGATAGATGCTCTGACTCTGGATCATCCCAGGTATCATGTAGGACTAACAGTTTCTTCTTATTTGGTATTAGGTTCTCGGCTCTTACTCTACTATGAATGATTTGAACTTGATCTCTTATATCGGCATTCAACTCCTTTAGAATCCTAGCTGCCATCATTTCAGTACCCCCCTTGGATCCTATATGAGAGTATGTACCATCTGGTCCTGGTCCTAGGTTAGTAGCACTTTCTTTTAGCCCCGTAATTGTAAGAGTCACTGATTATCTCCATATCCACCAGAATGATCATCGATGTATAATTCGACATATTCAATTGCTGATTCATATGACACGTTGCTGGTACTTGGTATATACCGATCCCAGTCAGATGGATCAAATGCTCTTGCTAACCCCTTAAAGGTTCTCAATAGAGCAAGTGTTCCTCGAAGGGCCGCTAGATCACTCATCTTGGGCTTTGACTTTAAAAGTATGATCACCCCAAGCAACTCTTGCTTCTACACGAATGTATCGGCGGTTTGTCTCAGTGGTAATCGGATTAGGTATAGTCACATATACTCTTTTATTTACCCTCCATAACGCTATCTCATTTAGTCTTACTAGAGCGAGATTTGCTCGCCGCTCTCGCCTAATTTCCTTGCTTATTGGGCTTCTCATTTATTTTCTCCATTGGATATTCTACACATACACAGATCCAGAGCAGCAACTACAAGACTCGCACCGCGATAAGAGCTAAACACTAGCACAGCTCCAGATTCATCAATTAACGATAACCACTTAATCGTATCTCCATAATATATCTCTACTCTCCACATATATGATGATTATCTTCTCATTTTCGCTATGTCTTCTGCGTCTTTTCGACTGAACACTGGAACTAAACAACTCTTATGTAAAACAGCAATGCCCAATAACTTATTTCCACTATACACCATCGGATTCTTAGCTGTACCATTTGCAGTTGACGGAATAACATTGGAAACTGGAGCAACATCATATGTAGTGTAATTCAAAGCATCATATACCCACTTACTTGATGGCGTACTCCGATTACTGCATTTCATCACATTCAATACGAATCGATCATGCGCAGCACGTAGATTTGCATACTTCTTAGATTTATTCTTACGTTGCTTAGTAAAAACTGTAGCACATCGATATATCATTCGCAATACTCCGCGCTCTCTGTGAACCATGCAGTCAGTGTTATGCGTTGGCCCGTTGTCACTTTAGTCACACTATGTACCAAATTGCTAGGAAATATTATCACAGATCCTTGCATAGGCACAGATTCGTAAATAGTGCTATCTCCACGAATCAAAGTTTTACCACCATCATATGTATCATTCATATATGCTACCGTCGTGTAGATTCTACGAGCGGGATCTTCCGTTGATGACCCAGCATATCCAGAATCCGAATGATAATCCATATACCTATTCTTTCTCCATAACACAATATCTGTAAAGTGTGGGTATACAATAATATTATTGTAACACATCGAAATTGCTTGAGCAAGTCTATATTTGTATGCAGATATAATCTTCTTTACATCAGAATCCTGAATATCATATGATATATTATCACTTTCCACCCACGGAAGCTCATTCATATTCTTAGCTTTGCGATTGTCTTTCTTAGCATCACATATGTATTGTGTAATTCTATCGCAATCTGCAAAACTCAATATAGAATCATATCTGTATATTGGAGGATCAAACATGCTAATTTGCTCAATCATAATGGCGGAAGCGGTAGGATTCGAACCCACGAGGGGCTTGCACCCCTGCCGGTTTTCAAGACCGGTGCCATCATCCACTCGGCCACGCTTCCCTGATGTTGGTTAAAAATCTATTAGTCTGCCGAGATCGCGCGGCCGATCATAGTTGAATTCATATTGCCCATATTGGCTTGTTACAGAGTAATCCTTTATGGAATCAATACGAAAAGACCGCCAATCCTTTACATCTAAATCCCACACAGAAAGAACATCCACATTTTCCTTTCGTGTGGATTCCTTCTGCATAGATAGTGGAAGATGAACTTCCCTAAGGGTACAATTCATGATACGATTTGTACCATCCTTCTTAGTAAACATAACCGTAAGATCATCGGTCTGAAGTATCTTCTTTAACTTGTCTTTAGTTATATCCATTAAAATTACTCCACTGTTCAAGGCTTGTTCGGCTGCATATATTTTCTGTACACATTGTCTGGCCTGGGCTAATTCCACATCGTCCTAAAATATTTTCCAAACAATCTTAGCCCAT